TGTTGTTGGTGTTGATACCCCAAAATTCTCAAATGAAATTCTGAATCTGTAAGACAGTTTAGGCATCAACAAGCCTTGAGAGCTTGCTGACTGGTCACTGGCTAAGGGCACCGATAATCTGCTTAGTGTTGAAATAGACATTCTCTATAATCTCCTGTAATTATTTATCTTAGCCTTATAGCCCTGCAATCTCGCCAGTATTCTTCAAGCGTACTGGAATGTAAATGAATTCCACAGCCTTAACTGGTTCAATAGCAATGTCTACATACAATTCGTTTCTATCGATTCTGTTAGGTGTATTGTTACTTTCGTCACAAACAACTAAGAAGTCGTATAGAGCACGTTGTCCGACTAACTCTAACAACAGACTTTCAACCTGTTGCTTGATTTCGTCCCTAGTGATCTTGTCATTAGGTTCGAAGATGTATGGTTTAGCAAGTTTGTTCAACTGGCTACGTAGGTAAATTACCAAACGTGCTACGTTGATTCTATCTAGGGCAGAAGCGTTTCTTGCACGAGTCTTCTGTCCAAAGTTTACTAAACCTGCTCCAGTGAAGAATGTGATTGGGTTAACTTTTACGTTATACAATGTATCACGTTGTCCTTCATTTAGAGCAACTGATTGGAACTCGCCTTCTGCTGTTACATAACCAACTGCTGTTGCGTTAGTAATGCCGCCACGACGTGTTCCTGCTGGTGCAAACCATGGATAACTTACTTGGTCACTTAGTGCAATCATACGGCAAATCATGTGACTTGGAGGAACAGCAATATCGCGTCCTGCATTGTCACTTGTAAAGCCCCATGGATAGAACACACCTAAGTATTCATCGTAACTTACAAGTCCGTTATCATCGTCTTGTAGACTTAGAGCAACGTTGTTACCCCAGTCGTTAATTGTTGTAGCATCTGGAGTTAAGCGTGGAGGAGTATCGCCTACAACAAAAGTTGTTAAACCTCTGTCATAGTTCAATGAAACCATTTCGCCAATTAGCTCTGGATATCCTGGGCAAGCCATTAAGTTGAATGAACGAACTTCTGTATCGCGGATATCTTCGTTGCTGTTTACCAATGCTTGTAATGCTTGGATAATAACCTTACGCTGTGCATGACGTCCAAATGAACCGCTACCATCTGCTTGGTTACCAGATTCAGTAACCCAACGATGTGGATAGTAGGCTTCCATTGATACATCGCCCATACGTCCGTTGTCTGCTTGTAGGTCAACATAATTGCGCTTGAAACGCTTAACGTTGAAGCCACTGCGACGTAGGTTGAATAGAATCATACCACGTGGATATAGTGCAGGATCTGGAGCATCGAAGTCTAGGAAATCGCTATTCCATAAGTCTGCGATTGTGCTAGGGTTCATTTCGCCACCGCTAGTTGCCCAACGTGCATCGGCAAATAATACGCCGTTTTCTGTTGTTTGATCTGATGTGTCTAATGTTACCCACTTCAATGTATCACCGTTCCAACGTTTGATTACTGGATAGTTTTCAATGTCGCTGGTGTCGATCCAAAGTTGTCCATCTGCTTCTGCATTGATTTCTGTAGTGCCATCTGCGAACATTGTTGGTTCAGAAGCACTTACAATAGGACCTGCTGGGTCTGTGTTTGGATAACCGCCAACGGCCTTTCCATAACCTACCCAAGTACTACCATCGTGTACCATAATATCCACTTCATCAACAACTGAACTATACCATAGTTCGCCGTCTGCAACTAGTGTAGTTGGAGCGGCTGTGTCAATGAAATAACTTTGTGTTGTGCCAGCAAATGTACGTGGAATCCAGTTAGAAGCAACATACTCGTATGTTGCATCAGATTCGCCTAGAATATAAACGTTAGTGTTCTCGCTGATAAATCCTAGTCTACCAACTGCTGAAGCACCTGTTGCGCTGTCGCCAACGTCAGCAAAACGAATATCGCCACCAACTGTGTTTTCAATCTTAACACGGTTGTCTGAGGTTACGCTGGCTTCAATAGCACCAATGTTAGCACTATTAATTGCGGCTGCGATGTTTGCGGCTGTTGTTGCGGCCACACCTGATGCAGTAAATGTTACAACACCTTGCGCTAGTGTAGCACTACCTGCTTGTCCAGCACCAAGGCTAATAGCATAATCTTGTCCAGAAGTTAATGTTGTTAAACCAATTTGAACTGTATTAACTACTGTTGAACCGCTACGTGCTCTACGCATTACACGGAATTCTGCTAAAGGCTGTGCAAATTCATCGTAATTGTATTGTACATACACAGAATTAACAGGAATACCAATACCGCCCTTAGTTGGGTCAATACCGTAGTTTGCCGCTTGGTTAGTAGCATACAACGGAGCACTGGCTTCGTCCCATAACTGTGTAGTACCGTTGTAAATCTTAACTCTCCAACGAGCACCTAAGTTAGGTTCAGTTGTCTTCATCCATACAGAACCTGTAGGACGAGCAATGTTTCCGCTCTTATTACGCTTCCATAATGGAACGTCTGTATGCGGACTAATCTTGAAATCTGGAGCATAATATGTTCCAGCAACAATACCTAGTTGAGAAATGTTTGTACTTGCGCTGGTAACTTCGATACTGTTAACATCGTTTGTAGTTGCAAATAAATGCACTTGACCATTCACAACACGAGCACCTACTCCTGGAACTTGTCCATCTAATGCTGTTGCTACTTCTGTGGCTGTTCCGCCCGAGAATGGCACAGATGATCCAGGTGTTACGCCGTTTACTACAATAGTCATAGCGCCTGAAGTATATGGTGCGGCACTAACAGTAGCAGTTGGAGTTACCACAGGATGAGCTGTTGCCCATGCGCTAGAACCAATCTGTACCCATGTTGCTGTACCAACTGAACCATCATCTTCAAATTGGCTCTTGTAATAAACTTTTACCAAGTGGCCAGTTGATGTGTTGTCAGCATTGTATGAAATTGCGTATGTACCAACTGCACCAACGCTGTTTGCTGGAGTACCAGTTGTAACGATTGTTGGAACTTTGTTAGTAAAACTCTGTCCGCCTGTTGAAGTAGCGGCAGCACCGTTCCATTCAAAAATACCATATGTAGTTGCATCGCTGTCTAACCAGAATGTACCATCTGCTGGTGCACCGCCTGGAGCGTCTGCGCTTGCCACTAGTTTTTCCAAGTCTAAGTCAGCGCGAACAACGAATGCACTATTACTTACACCTAAATAACTGTAAGCGGCTTGTAGGCCGTATTCGTTCAACTCACCCGCATGTATTGGATTGTTGTTAGCGTCAACACGGAATGTTGGGTCGCCAAATGTGTCAACTAAATCACGTTGACTTGTAATTAAATAAACCTTGCCGGCGTTAGCGGCTAGTGTACCTGATGCTGTACCTGTACCAGCACCGTTAGTTTTGTCCTGTGCCGAAGCAACAATAAACAGTGGGCGTGTACCGGGTTCAGCAGGTGTGTAAAAACTTTCGTCAATTACGGAAACCTGTACGCCTGGGGAAGTTAAAGCCATATCCTTATCTCCTAATTAGCTCTTCTTTTAAGCTCTAACAATATTTAGCGGAGATTCGGTAAAATGCTCTGTTATACAACCATGAAAAGGGTCCGAAAAGGGGTGGTATAAATAGTTTATGCGACCTTTATGCAAGATCTGTCAAAAGAAACCCTGTGCTATAAACTATTACAAGGGTAAACGTGCTTATTATAGAACTAAGTGCGATGGTTGTGCCAGCGGCACTAGTCAAGGTATGCCTGTGTGGTACAGACTAGGTTATAGACAAAAAGATTATTGCGAAAAATGCGGGTACAAAAGTAAGTTTAAAGAAGTGTTTAATGTCTTCCACGTAGACGGAGATTTAACTAACTGTAGACCCGCTAACCTTAAAACTGTGTGTGCAAATTGTCAACGGTCTTTACACCGCGAGGGAGTGAAGTGGCGGCAAGGAGATCTAACACCAGACTTCTAACTTCAGCGTATAAGTCGTCTATACTGCCGTTATTATCCAATACTACATCAAAGTCTGTACCTACCCAACTAGTTTCACTAGCATGGATTTTCTTCATTTTTAACTCGTTGATTGCCACATTATTACCCTGATTTGCCTGCACAGCAGTATCATACCATTCAGGTAATTCGCCACGTTTTACCCATACAATAATGCCGCCAGCATCGCGAATTGATTTAATTTCGTTAGGAAATCTACAGTCCGAAATTACCACATCGTCTGGACTATTGCGTAGTTTGTTTTCTAAACTGGCGATCCAAATATCGTCGTGAAACCCTTTGCGACATACTTCTGTACCCCAATATTGCAATATGTATCTTGGAGTAAGATTAGGCATATCTA